AAACCAATACGCAAAAGATAATAATTGGACATTAATAAGAATACCATTTACTGAATACGATAACATAGAACAAATATTAGCTGAATATATAGAACAGGAACAAGTTATATAAATTATATAGCTTGTTTTTTTATTGTTATGATTTAGCCTTCATTGTGCCATAATATAACTATATGGAAAATAATGGAGGTGATATACAATGGAACAAAAGGTGGCACTGTACTGTAGGGTCTCGACACAGAGTACCGACCAAGCGAACAGTATTGATACTCAACAAAGTTTATTAATAAATTATTGCAGAGAGCATGGATTGGCCTATGATTTATACATTGACCACGGATATTCAGGAACTAATATTAAGCGTCCTAAATTTTTAGAATTAATGGAGAAGTGCTCATTGGTGTATGTGCCAAAATTCGACATCCTAACAATTGACCGCACAAAAGAAGTACAGTATAAGACAATTTTAGTAAAAAATACATCAAGGTTGGGACGTGATATGTATTTACTTCAAATACTGAATATGCTAAAGAAGGTCGGAGTAATAGTTGAATACTTAGAAGACGGAAAAAGTACTGCCACAATGGACAATGCTATGGATAGTTTTATGATTGGATTATCAACTTTATTGGATAGAAATTTCAGCGAGGCGAATAGCAAGAAAATTATCACAGGCATGAGAGAAGGAGCTAAAAAAGGTAATTTAAACTTTGCTAAAATATTTGGATATGACAAAGTAGATGACCATTTAGTGGTTAATAAAGCGGAATCTAAAATAGTTCAAACTATTTTCAATATGTATACCGAGGAGGGGAAAGGGTTCAGAAGAATAGCTCAGGAACTAAATGAGGCTGGGTATAGAAGTAAAAATAATAAACCATTCAGTCATAATAGCATAGCCGATATAATATCTCAATCCAAATATTATGGAAATTTGACAAGAAATAAACAAGCACGAAGTAAACTTTTAAAAGAAAAATCAGTTACAATACGTCCAAAAGACCAATGGATTCAACACAATTATGGCGACATAGTCAACGGTGAGAAGTGGGATAAAATTCCACCGCTAATAACAAAAGAGCAATGGCTAAAGGCTCAACAAATAAGAGATAACAGAGCAGGTGACACTCGGGGAATTTGGAAAGGAATCGGAAACTGGGCAGGTAAAATTCATTGTAAATGCGGGAATAACTATGTTAGAAATAGCTACAAAGACCACCACGGAAAAACTCATACATATTTAGTATGTTATTTAAAGAAAACTAAAGGGCTGAGAGCGTGCAATAGTATCAATCTTAGTGAAGAAAAGATATTAAATGTAGTGACACAAGACTATATAAATGGATTGGTGCTAAGACAGAAATTAATTCAGATACAAGGAATCACCTACAAAATAAGGGCACTACATACAGAGATGAATAATTACTCACAGTTAGATATAAATAGTGTTCAGAATCGCTTATATAAGGTGAAACAACGAAAACAAGTGCTACTAGATAGATTATTAGATAACACAATAGACAACACAACCTATAAAGAGAAGGCGGTGGAATTAGATGAGCAGATAACTAAATTAACTAATACAATAAATGAAATAACTAATAATTACAATGATATAAATAATAAAATAAACCAACTACAACAAAAGAAAAAACAAGTGGCGCAGATAAAAATAAATAAAACATACTCCAAAGAAGATATTATAGAATCAATAAAAAATATATATGTAGATGGAAATAAACTAGAAATACATATAGATATTAATGGAGTATTATTTAAAGATACCCTATATATTTAAGGGTATTTTTTTAATGTAGATGTATTGACTTTGTGTGTATTTCCAGTTCAGTTACCACACAAAGTAATGTTACACGTAGAACGATATTGGATAAAAATACAGTTTCACGTAGAACAAAATATAAATTGATTATTAAAAATTCTTATAGTAGGACTATAATACTATATGAATAAATGATAGTAAAACCGTATCTACTATATGAAAGGAGATGAATATAATGCCAAAAGAAAAAGAAAAAAAGACATATAAACAGTTCAGAATTGGAAGTACAGAGCAAATAAAAAATACCTTACAGCGTTTGATAAATTCAGCAGGGAATCAAACTCTACCCGAAAGTACTATACGTTTGATGAATGAGATAATCAAAACACGATTAGCACTTCAAAAGAATATAGATTTAGAGAATGAAATCCAAGAACTAAAAGATATTGTTTATGGTGAAAAAGAACAGATTGAGGTTGAGGAGGACGATGATATCGATGAGTAAGAAATTAGGAAAATTGAAAAAAGATGCACGGTCTAAATATCAAACAATTTCATGGCCTCCTTTTGATATGCAAGAACCTAAAACTCAATACGTATATAGACCTGAGCTTCAGCAAAAAATCATATATATCAGCAATATGAATGATGGATTCATACGAGCATTAGCTGGACATATTATAGAGGCTGAGATAGGCAGTCCTTATACTAATGAGCAGATAAGTGAATGGTTAAAAAAGCATGATTTAGTATCAGAAGTAGATTTATATCAGTTTGTCATTGAATATGGACAGAATGGAAGTGATGAGAATGATTGATAATAGAGATTTAGAAAACATCTATAATCTCAAACATGGCACTACTGCAATGATTGTATTACTACGTGGGGATGTATATGTTGGACAAGTTGATATAATAGACTACAATGATGAAACAATTACTTTGATTGATGGATATGTGTACGAAAATACTATAAGAGGAACAATTCAGAACTATTTCAGTGAGGCAACTATAAGAGAGGGAGATGTGCTATGCTGCATGGACAAGAGTCCTCTAGTAGTATATGTAACTAAGGATAAGGATTAAAGATAGCTAATAATATTAGTTATCTTTTTTTATTTTAAAAAGAGTGAAGTTGAAAAACTTCTAAAAACACAAGATGAGTTTTTAGAAACTATACCAAATAGAGGATTAAGATTATATTCATTATTAGTGAGTATTATTTTTAGTTTTTATATATATATTACTTATATTATTACTTATAATATATTACTTAGTGTTTTAGCACCAACACCCTTCAACCCGTTGATATTACTACATTAGAAGGAAAAAATAGCTGCAAAATCAACTACATGGAATTACAAAGCGACTACATGGAATTACAAACCAACTACACGAGATTACAAAGTAACTACAATTGCTGTATATAATGCACCAACAAGCAATATTTATAAAGTACCCACATAAATTTTTAAAATGTAGTTAATGTTTTTCCTATTTTGATAATATATAAATATGACAAGGATAATAAGGAGGAGATAAACAATGGCAATTAAACCAAGTGAAACGAATTATATAATGGCACAGTCAGTAATGATGGAGGAAATACAAAATAATATTTATGCGAGCAGACTATGTGATGCTAACACAGAAGCTCTATTATATGCAGTATTAGAGAAATACCAAATACAATACAATGAAGCTAGGAAGAATGGGCAAGATGTAGATGAGTATAGCATTACTATCTATGAAAAAGATTTAGAGGATTTTATCAAGGAGATTAGCACAACACCAAATATAAAACCTAAAAAGTTATTAGAAAAGAAAATAAAGGCAGTGTTTACACTATCAAGTTATACAAGCATTTATGAAAAAACTAAAATAAGTGCCACAGAGACAAAGCACACTAAATTCCAATTATTTGTATTAGAAGTAATCACGGAGCAAATACCACTTAATATATTAATGGCACAAGTACCCGAGGAGATACTTAACCAAAATAAATTAGAGGATTTCCAAGCTATTAAGGCTTACACATTTAAAACAACAAAGGAAGGCACTGCATATATTAATAAAATGTTCAGTGAGATTGGACAAGGTTATAGCTATTTTTTATTAGGCCTATCCTTAACACTTAAGACTGAAACTAGTAAAAGAGTACTTAATTTTCTATGCAAATATATGAATGCAATAATAGATGGAAAGTGGAGTAGTGGTGGACAAGTAGTATTTACTATTGACGAAGTATATAGTCAGTGTGGCATAACTGGTAAAGAAACTTACCGTAATAAAGATACATTCAGTAGAGCATTAAAAGATGTTAATAATGCACTATTAACTCATTTTAGTGTAACAGACAAAGAGGGGCAACCTATTCAAATACAATGTAAATATTTGAAAAATGGTGAATACGCATATAATCAATGGTACAAAGGTGATAGGGAAACACATATCCAATTCTATGCACAACCAATAGAAAATATGGATAAATTGAGTAAACCTAATAACACAATGAAAAAGATAGTAGATGATGCTAATCCTAAAGATACTATTAAAACAGGTAGAACTACACCAAAGAAAAAGAGACAAACTACAAAGAAAAGACATAATTATTTTGGTGATATGGAATAGGAGGAATAGTGTATGTGTGAATGTTTTGTTAGGGAAATATGTCAATTATATGCAAATAATGAATGCACAGGTGATTGTAGTATGAGAAGCTATTATGACCGAATCTTAAAACAATCGCAGTTACCTAGAAAATTACAACGTGTTGATAAAATAAGACTTATACCCGATGACGTGGATTTAGAAGCATTCAGAAAATTAGCTAGGATAAGAGATGATATAGTAAACTTTGTTGAACAAGGGAAGGACTTATACATATATTCAGCAGATGCTGGGACAGGCAAAACAACATGGGCTGCAAAGTTATTAGTTGAATACTTCAAGTGTATGGATTGTAGACACAATCCAGGTGCTTATGTCAATGTAACCGACTTGTGCAGTAGATATAAGAATAGATTTTTAAATGAAGAGAAAGACCCGGAATTATTAGATTTTATACAACTATTAAAAGAAGCTGATGTTGTAATTTGGGACGATATGGGAGCAATGGATAAATATACTGCAAGTGATAAGACATTACTATTCGGAATATTAGACTCAAGAATTAATAATGGTTTGAGTAATATCTATACTAGTAATATACATCCAAGTCGATTAGTGGATAAAGTTGATGTAAGACTTGCAGATAGGATTGTAAGATTAAGTATTAGAGTAAGATTTGAAGGATATAGTCACAGAACAAACGGCGAGGAGGAAGTATAAATGGTACAATTACAAGCAATAAATAATATTTTAGATACAAAAGAGATAGAAAAATATCTGATAGAAGATATTACAGTAGAGTATTTTGGAGCATACAAAGATGAGTTCAACTTCATCTATCAACACTATAGAGCATATAACACAGTTCCTGACTGGGAAACATTTATGGGAAAATTTCCTGACTTTGATGTGGTAGAAGTTTTGGAGCCTATTAATTACATTATATATCACTTAAAAGAAGATTATCTATTTGAGAAGGGCTTCAAGGTATTTCAAGATAGTGCTAATATCTTAGAACAAGATGCCATCAAAGGCTTAGAGAATGTGGTGAAGGAATCAGAACACCTTCTAAAAGCTAATAAGATTAAATATGGAACAGATATACAAAATATGGCAGATATATTTGAGCAAGATATAGAACGAAAAAGAACTCTAAACAATGAAGGTATTATAGGAATTACAAGTGGATTTGAAGAACTGGACGAAGTAACTCATGGATGGCTACCAGGGAATGAACTTGTATCAATAGTAGGTAGAATCAATCAAGGTAAGTCATGGCTACTTCAAAAGTTTTTAGCAGAAGCTAATAAACAAGGCAAAAGAGTATTAATGTATAGCGGTGAAATGAGTGCAAAAGAGGTAATGTATAGACATCTAACTTTGAAACATAATATCAGCAATACACAACTTATTACAGGGGATATATCAGAGAGTGAACAAAGAGAAATTAAGCAGCTATTAGAAAATGACACTACATTATTCCACATAGTAACACCAAAGGATTTAGGCGGAGAACAATTGACAGTAACCAAACTTAAAATGCTTGCACTACAATATAAACCAGACATAATAGGAATTGACCAACTATCACTAATGAAGGATGAGAAAAAGAAAAGAGGGGATGGCACTAAGGAACAATATGCACACATATCACAAGATTTATTCAATCTGAGCACATTATTAGAAATACCGATACTATTGGCAGTACAAGCAAATAGAGGTAGAAGTAGTGAAGATAAGATAGAAAATCCAGAGCTAACTAACATAGCGGGAAGTGATGACGTAGGAGCTAATAGTAGTAGAGTTATATCTCTTGCAACAAAAGATGGAGAAATGACCTTGAAGCTAATAAAAAATAGATATGGAAAAGTAGGATGGGAAAGAGAATTTTTTATCAACTTCGATAAAGGGGAATTTAGGAACATGACATTTAGATTTAGAAATAATCAAATAAAACATGATACAGATAAATTTTAGGAGGTAATAAGATGAAAAGAGGATTAAAAAGTATAATCGAATGTGGATTAGCTACAGAGATAGAACTAGCTGAGAGCTATGCAAAATACTTATATGAACAAGGGAAGGAGAATGAACAACCAACTGACTACATCACAATTGATGGCACTACATATACGACAATTAATATCAATTCAAAACCATTCAAATATTATAAACTGGTAGATTTAATGCTGAAACGAATGGCACTACAAAATCAATAAATATCAAAGAGTGTTGAGAACTCTTTTAGAGCAGTGGATTCAACTAATATTAGCTACAGAATAGTCCAGTAAAGATAAATACTGGACTTTTATTTATTATATTTGCTGTTAAAAGTTTTAACATCAATACAAACCGTTGAAATTTCAACAAAAACGAATTTTCGTTTATCCTTATATTTGGAATTTCAACAAAGTACAATTTTGTACTATCCTTATTCAACAAAAGTAAATATTTACTTATGCTTAATTGAGGTAAACGGAATTTTTCGTTTTCAAAATAAACAGAGCAGATATTTAAAAAGTGCTGAGAACACTTTTAGAATCATAAATGTACTAGATGAGTAGTTATACCTAATAGATACTCTCGCTCCTCTGAGGCGCTTATATGAGCTGAGAGCGTTAAAAAAAAATAAAAAACTTATATATCTAGTTAGTAGATGAACTATTTTTTCTATACTTTATATGTAAGTAAATAATTGAGGAGTTGGTAATATGGATTTAATTAATAATTCACAAGATAGAGAACGTGCTATGAATAAATTATTTAGTAATGACTGCAAACAAGATAACAAAGATAATATCACAAATATTAAAAATATAGTTTATGGAGGATATAATTTTAGAATTGCAAAACTAAATAAAGGATATATGATGAGTGTATTTTTAGAAGGAATTGGATATGTAGGTTTTAAAAGTTGTAACAGTATGAGTGATTGCTGGAATACATTAAATAATTTTAATATAAATAACTTATTTAGTTAGTAAACACAAGAACACCTACAATTTTAGTAGGTGTTTTTTATTACCATACAAATACATTAAGACCTAGGTCAATCCTGTTATAGATAGGTTCTAAGAGCTGAGAAGACATAAAAAGACCTCGACTAATTATAATCGAGGCTTCTAATTTAGGAGAGCTGATTTAAATGAAAAAAAACTTATATAGGGATTTACACATACAATCGGGAGATAATTAATATATCTCCCTTTTGTTAGTATTAGGAGAAGAATACATATGAAAAAAGTAAATAAAGAAGAAACACCTATATATAAGAGTAATACAATGTGTAATATTCGATGTTGAAATTTTCACCATCGAAAATGCAAACTGATATGATAGTTGAGAGCAGTTTTATATCCTACTCTCTATTATATACTAGGTTGTACTCACGAAAAATAAATACAAACTGAGTTAATTTTTAGTATATACAATATAGTATATATCTATAGATAGAACAATTAATAGGAGGTGCAGATTATGATTGTATTTGATGTAGGTAAGGATGACAACAAGAAAAATAATACAGTTCCAATCAGAGTAACCGACGATGAGAAAAAGAAATTGCATTTAGCAGCACAAGATTTAGGATTAAGTGTATCTCAACTAATTAGGTTGAGCGTAGAATATTATTTAGGTGAGAACTTATAAGGAGGATGAAAAATAATGGATAGCACATTAGATAAGATAAAGCATATTTCATATAATGCAAATAATGGAGAAGTTATGTATGAGGAGGGAACCTTAGTTTTTAATGTTGGAGATAAAAACACTGCTTTCCTGCATTTAAGAGGGAATCTTCCAAATTACATTCGAGCTGAACTTAAAATTAAAGCTCCAAACGGAGAGGTAGTTTTATTGACTAGTAAAGTTGTTGATAATTTAAAAAATATTTGTAGACAGTTCGAGGTAATCGTGAATGAATCAGGTACATATGATTGTCAATTGGTTCTTAGTTATAGTAATAAAACAAACGTTAGCAATAAATTTTCATATAAGGTAAACCAAGGAATTTAAAGGAGGAAAATTAAATGGAATATAGAGAATTGAAAAGAGTGGTGCAAACAGAGAGCGCTAAAGTAATAGATAAGGCTAGAAAAAAATACAAAGAGAATCTTGAGATGTACAATTATACATCTAAAGGAAAATACAAAATGGTTAATGAGTTGATAAAAGAAGCTGACAAAGAATTAATGAAATATAAACAATCCTTTGTAGAGAGTGGATACGAGATAGCAACTCAAAAGAGAGCACAAATACAAGGTCAAAGAGCTGAGAGAAAAAATATCAGTGATGCATCATTTATTAGAAATGCAATGGTGGTAGATGTAAAAATTAAAACTGGAGATTTTACTATTCAAGACTTACAAAGATTAGCAACTGATATAAATGTACCACAGGACTTATTCGACTATACGAAGGGAAAATTGGTATTAGCAACAGATGAAGAAAATAGAGTTAATATTAGAGCAATACAACAAATAGATGAAGAACTTGAAGGAGCTAAACAAGATGTCAATGATATTACTTGGATAAGAAGTACATCTGACCCAGTACTACCTACAGAGATGAGCGGTAAAACATTATACGAGTTGATAAGTGGTGAGAGCATGAGCGATATTTATTTTCAAAAAGTAGAACCTATTGAAGAATAAGGAGCTGATTAAATGTATATTGAAAATCAAGCTAGTAAGAATAAAATAACTTATATTAACAACAAGCCATCACAAGATTATTTTGATACAGTACAACTCAGTTATCTGATTGATGAGTATGTACATAAAAGAGGCAGTCAAGAAGTTATTGAGTACTTAAAATCCAAAATAAAGGAGTTGAAGTAATATGATGAGTAAAGGGAATCAATTAAAAGTTGAGGAATTATTAGAATATGGATTTAGTCCAAAAGCTATACATAACCACACTGGACTCAAATTAGAGCAGATATATCAACTACAAGAGCAAATGTATAAGAGAAAAGCAAAACAAAAGGAAATGCAGAATAAAGATGATGTGAAGTAAGAGGTGAATAATGATATTAAATATTAATAATAAGGAGATGTAAGATAATGAAAAAAAGACCAGCTATAAAACCTATTAGCTTTGAAGGGTGCCTACATAGAGCGCTAGATGAGATTGTAACAAACGGCTTGAGTTATGCTACAGTTTCAATTAAAGTATTTGAGAATACAGATATATTAATACCAACTATAAAACCCGCAAATAAAGCAGATGGTATTAATGCTCCAACAGATATGGATGAGCGTATAATCGGTTTTATACGTGAGTTCTCAAGAGAACAAGACGACATATATTTGGGAGATGGCAGAAGACATTTAGTTGATGTTCAAAAGAAGGTAATTCAAATAGTTGTATCAGTGCCATTAAAGCAACAACTAGAAAAAGAAAATTTAATAGTAAAATAAGAATAAAAAAATAAGAACCATCTGCCGTAGATGGTTCTTTTTATATGGAGAAATCTATATGTAGAAGCTAAACCATAAAGATGTAAAAGTTGAATTGATAGGTAGTGGCCTATTTCTACCTATATTTATATAGTAACATATCACTATATATAATTGTACTATTTATTTTCATATTCTTTAAATAATAACTCTAATGCCTTATCGAGCAATTTTGACTGAGCCACCATTGTTTCCTCGCTAAGTTCTTTTAGCTTCTCAGCATATTCAGTCTTTACTGCTGAGCCTAGTTTCTTCCTATTCACTAATTTATTTTTATCCTTCATTTTTATATACACTCCTTTTAATTTATTTAATTAAGTATAGTATAGCAGAAATTACTTGTAATTACAAGTAATTAAAGTAAAATAATAAATTACTTAATTATGTAAGAACTTGAAATAATTATAAAAAAACTTATATAATTACTTGTAATTGCCAGTAAAGGGTACTATAATAATGTTAGAAATAAAGATAAACAAATAAAAAGTTACAGAACTAATGTAACAAAACAATTCATACAATTTAAGGGAGGTCAACTGATACCCGACTTCCCTCCCCAATCTTTTTTTCTCCACTCGGAGTATTAGACATCACAAGTATTCTCATTAAAGTATAGTACATTAACAATGATAACACCACCTAAAAGGTGTTAAATATATAAAAAATAGTCCATAGGACTTAAAAGGGGGATTGCTTTATGATAAGTAAAGCTACAGTAGCAAAAGTTTTAGCAGGAACTACTTTAATAGGAGGAGTTGCCTTTGGTACACTTGCATTCACTGGACAAGCTGATTTGGATGCAATAAAAGGTGCATATGACAGAGCAGTTAATAACATCAACATATTACAAGCCAATGAGACAAAATTGAAAAATGCCATAGCTGAAAAATTAGGATTAATCACTGGATACAAATCAAAAGCTGAAAGCCTTCAAGAGAGAGTTGACCAATTAACACAACAATTGGAAGAAGCTAAGAATAACAAGACAGAGGATACAAGCAAAATAAAAGAGTTACAAGCTAAAATTGATGAGTTACAAGCACAAATAGATGATGGAATCACCGATGAGCAATACAATAGTTTATTAGCTGAAATAGAGAGATTAAATGGAGAATTAACAAAAGCTAATCAACAAGTAGCTACATTAAAGAATGAGATATTAGCAAAAGATGCACAAATAAAAGATGCAAAAGCAGTTACAGATGAAGAATTAAACGGAAATATAGATACAAGCGACTTATACTTTACATGGGAAGGCGGTACTCCTGATTTAGTAGACTACTTGAATAAATTACAAGTACGTGATGATAGAAACGAATCACCGGTTACTATAAGCAGTGATTACAACAACTGGGCAATAGGTAACGTGAGAGCTTATAAAAAATTGTATGACCTTAAAAATGGAGATGGAGCATTTATAAAGAAATATAATGAAGCATTAGCCACTTATAAACAAGGACATCCAAACGAAGCTGACCAAAATAATATATTCTATGGAGCTATAAGTAATTTAGGAGCATTAGAAGTTAAAGTTGAAAAAACTACTTATTATATAAGTTGTGACCCTACAAAACCATTATCAACTGATACAACAATAGAACGCAGTCAATGGGATGGATATTGGTATAATGGAACTGCCGATAAACCTTTATTCTAGTAATTAAAAAGGTTAGCTACCTCCTTTCAAAAGGTAGCACAAATTAAATTGTAAAGGAGATTATATTATGGAAAATAGTAAAATAACTATAAACGTAGAGAGTATTGATGCTGATAGTATCCAAGCAAAATTCACTGGAGGAGCTAAAAATTTTAATGAACTAATGAGTTTGGGAAGTGCCATATTAAACACATTTTTAGCATCTGCAACTGAAATTATTAAAAGAAATGACGACGAATTGGATATGCCGGACGAAATTTTAAAATTGACTATTTTAGATAGTTTGGTAGATAAAATTTTTAATTTAGTAAAAACAGATGATAATGCAGATAATGAAACTAAGGCCGATGAGTTCTTGAATAGAATAATAAAAGGTATGAAAGGAGCTGAGTAATATGACAATGATATTTTTAGCTATAATGTGGATGGTAGATGGCTTTGGAGTTGTAACTGGAGCGAATGTAAGTTATTGCATTGATGAATTAAATATGTGCTACTATATTTTCCTAGACCATCCAGCACTTAATGCAGTTCTTTTTACTGGAATATTACTTATTATATCAGCAGTACTATTTAGTAAATTAGAAAAAGAGATTAAGGGAGGTATTAAATAATGAAAACTAAAATAACTTTAAAAGAATTAGAAATGTGGGCAAAAGCCTATCCAAATATGACGGTGAAAGAGTTCATCAAAATTTTTTCGAATAAAATTTCCTAGTAGAAAAAGCCATTGTATAAAAACAGTGGCTTTTTTTATTAAATTTTTTACTTCCAATTGGAAGAAATAGGTAGACATACAGTCCAAAGGATGTTATACTTATGTTAATAAAAAGATAATTATATAGGAAGTAAGATAATTAAAAGGGGTGTTATGTATGCGTAAAGCTGATTTAAATAATTTATGTGCAGGTGTAAAGTTACAAAGTAAAAAAGACAATACTATATTAGCAGTTGTAGGTTTAGAAAATGACAAAGTTATATTAAGCAATGGAAAATTATATGCTCAATCAACAATTTGTCGTTGGTACGACTTAGCTCCAGTTGAAACAGTTGAAGAAAAAACAGTTGAAGAAAAACCTGAACAACCTATAAAACCTACTATTACAGAGGAAAAATCAGTGGATGATGAAAATCATGAAGACCACACTGAAAAGGCTAATAACCACGTTGTAGAAGGTAAGAACAGTATAGAAGAAATATTTCACCAATTCAATAAAGTATTAGATGAGCACAATTGCTACTTCGAGTCCAAAAAACAATATATAGCAGTATTGACTGATAGGAAAAAAGGTACTTTGCTACAACTTATTAAAAATAGACAAGGAAGTGTAAATATTGATGTAAAGAGAGGCATATGGGAAAAACTAAAAACTCCATATAAAACAGAATTACAAAGAAAATACAATGCTTATGTATATGACAAGACTAGAGGGTATATTAGAATATTCAACATGGAAGATGTTAGTACTTTTACAGTTTTACTACTTGTGGCACTAAGTTAAAAAAATTAAAAGGGAGTTGCATATTATGTTCAAAGAAGTTAAAAGATTGGAAAGTGAAAAAGGTGTATTCACAATTGATAGCTGCATAATGGACAACAAATACTATATATTTAGAATGGTGACTATAAGTGATGACTTTGGTGATGTAGGGGAAAGAGTTAATGGATGTTCATATACAACTATAGAGAGTGCAGAACAAGATTTAATAGATTTATATTTATAAAATTATATGTAGTGCAATGAACCTCTAGTACCTATATGTACTGGAGATTTAACTAATTACTCAATAAATATACTATGACTTGTCACAGACGCTCTCAGAGGCTCATATGCTATGATTAGAGCCTAAATACTATATTATAAGGAGGTAATTTAATGCTATATAAACTTATAAAACATATAATTTATATATTAATAGGTTACACAGTGCCACAGAGGCTATTAAGAGGTTATATCTTCATAATTGAAGATGTTTTATGCGGTACTATTAGAGTAGGAACTACTATTAGCCTAAATAAATTGAACAACATACAAAGAACCTATTATGGCGATACTAAATATAAAGTAAAGATAATTCACAAAACCAGTTCTCAGTTCCACAAGGAACGAAGGGATAGGCTAAACCAGTTACAGAATTATTATATTGATAAGTATAGCAGTCAATATAAAGTCGTTCTACAGATTTAAAATTGTAGTTAGCAAACTGAACAAATTTTCTATACTATATAAAAAAACCTTTTTTAAAATAAAAATTTTTTAAATTCGTAGTTAGCAAAATCGACTTTTTTACTATACTATATATAAATAAATAAATTAGTAAGATTGAAAATGATTGAAATAAATAAAGAATCGGTCGGTGGGATATTATTAACCGAGAAACTCGGTTAATTCTCTCAACTAAAAAGTATGAATAAACATTTTAGCTAATATATACATTATATATATTAGTGTTAGCTCAACTCGAAATCGTGTTGAGTGAATAAGGAGGAAAATTGTATGGCAACTATATATAAGAGATTGAAAAATTATGTAAATACACAAGGTGTATTCAGAGCAACATTTACTGGAGTAAGTACTAGCTTTCATCCATATATAAATAGTGAAGAATATAGAAGTCTTCTTTTTAAAGACTTATTTGATTATAGTAAAAGGAATCCAGTCAAAATAGCTGATTGGTACTGGTTAAACGCAAACATTCCCTGGGAGAAGGCACAACTAGAGGCGGGAGATTATGTGCAGTTCCAAGCAGAAGGAGACAAGCATAGAATAGGCAGTGAAGGGCATCCATTTAATACTATTAGATATATAAACACTATCTACCGTTTAAAGCGCCCATACAATATTATCAAGTTAGGTAAAGTAGAAGGCAATGTGAGCCCTTTACAACTTCCTGTAATAGATTTAGAGAGTGGTGATGAATATAATACCTTTGAGGAGTACTGTAAGGGCTTAAAATACTTTATAACTGATAGAGAAAAAGAGAAAAGACTTGTAATGATGATAGAGAGTATAAACTATATTCCATTATGGATTAATTTGAGTAAAACTAAATATATCAGAGTTCATAAATTACCAAGACCTTATTATCCAGGTGAGCTAAAAGGTAAAAAGCTAAGATATTCACCTATATGGACGTATAAAACCTATAGTTGTGTGAAACCTCTTATTATGTTCAAAAGTGTATTTGACTCAGCTACTCCAGAGCAACAAAAGGTATTACTTAATAGAATAGAAGATAATACACCAGTAGGTGAGATTGATACACTTTTAGATAAATTGGATAAATTAGAATTAAGACCATTATAGAAAATATAATGGTTTTTTTATGAGTGGAGTTAGCAAATAGGTACTTTTTTCTATACTATATATAAGTTATAAAATAAAAGAATATTAGGAGGGAATATATATGAATAATTATGAAGAAATGATTAAAACTGCTATAAATGAGGAAAAAAGAGAATTATGGAACTTAGCTAAACATAACTTGAAGTTAGGAAGTATAGGAGGTGAGTATATCACAGGAGAAGAATATTCTAATTTAGTAATAGTTATGATTGATGATGAAATTATAAAAATCACGACTAAAGAAGGTAATACATTGCTAGAAATAACTCCAGATAGTGAGCTACTAATTATATTTAGAGATTTATTAGATGTAAATGTATAAGAAGGAATTAGAACAATTAAAAAGTAAGTAGTAACCTATCAGAGGGAGTAATCCTCCCTCTCTAGAAACTAATAAGGGGGAATGATGTATGAGAAAATTAACACATGAAGAATTTATGGAGAAGTTTTATAAACAAAATAAACACGCCCACGATATTGAGATACTGGGAACTTATGAGGGGGCATTCATTAAAATAAAATGCAAATGTAAAGTATGTGGACATGAATGGACAACAAAAGCAAATAATTTACTGCAAGGACAGGGATGTCCCCAATGTAAAAAAAATGTGCAAACTAAAACACAAGAGGAATTTACTGCTGAATTAAAACAAATAAACCCCAATATTGTGATATTGGGAGAATACATTAGTGCTAAAACTAAAGTTAAATGTAGATGTACAGTATGTGGTCACGAGTGGAAAGTAACACCAAACAATTTACTACGAGAGAGAGGATGTCCTAAATGTGCAGGTAAAGCGAAACCAACACAAGAAGAATTTATTAACAAATTATATCGAATAAACCCTGATATTGAGGTATTGGGAACTTATATTAACCGTAATACTAAAGTTGAATGCAAATGTAAAATATGTGAGCATGAGTGGAAAGCTACACCAGGCAATTTACTGAGTGGTCGTGGTTGTCCTAAATGCAATATTAGCAGAGGAGAAAAAAGAATTACACAATATTTGGATAATTTAGGTATAAATTATATTTATGATAAGAGATACTTTAAAGATTTATATAGTACAAGCGGAACCCTATTAAGACCTGACTTTATAATACCAAGTTTAAAAATTTGGATTGAATTTGATGGACGACAACACTTTGAACCAGTGGATTTTACAAGTAAATGGAATGAACAACAACTACAAGAACAATTTAAAATAGTGCAACAAAACGACCAAATAAAAAACCAATACGCAAAAGATAATAATTGGACATTAATAAGAATACCATTTACTGAATACGATAACATAGAACAAATATTAGCTGAATATATAGAACAGGA